TTTCACCGGTGGCGGCTTTTCGCGCCGCGACGGCCGGGTGGCTGTCTTGGTGCTTCGCGTAGTGCCCATGGTCGACCTGCTCTTGCTGGCCGGTTTTTTTGTCGATGACCGTGACGCCCTTTTCGCCGGAGCTCATGGTCACGCCGCGGCGCACCTTACCAGATTTGGAGCGGTACTTTACGACTTCGCCCTTTGGTTTTCTCGGCTCTTTTTTTTTTTCAGTCTTGGGCGGGCGCGCTTGTGCTTGTGGGTCTTGCCCCGTCTTTTGCCACCGACGGACGCCCGGGTTTTTCTTTGATGCGACAAGCTGTTGGCCCTGGTGCTTACCTGCGCCGGCCTGGGCCGGGTCCACCTTGGGCTGACCGTTGCCGACGGCCTTTCTCATTACAAGCCGGAGCCCAAACCGGATCCGCGCTTTGTTGAGCTCTTCCCAAGCATCGTGTTTAGCCCACGCGCGAGACTCCGCGGCCGTTTGCCTTTTTTCGCCGCGCCTGTAATCTGCCTCCTTCACTTCTTGGCGCATCTTTTTGTAATGTTTGGTTTCCAGTGCTTTGAGGCGCTTCTTTTCAGCGGGACTCAACACGCGCTCGGTTTTCACGCGGGTGATGACGGTTTGCTTGTCGCCTCGCCATTCGTCGTGTTTCTTGATCGTGCCGTGCAGCTTGTACGAATGGCCGACTTTGAACGGCGCTCGGCCTTTGGGTGCGTTTTCATATGGCTGGGCGGACGGAGCGTGATCGTAGGTGGGCGAGCTTGAGAAGTATTTTAACGTTTGCCCGCTTTTCGTCTTGAAGGTCAACAGGGTGGTCGTGCCATATTGCCCGTGGATGTCGCGCGTTGACACCAGCGTCGCCTGTTGTGCCGGTGTGGGCGGCTTGACCCCTTTCTTGCGCTGTGCCTGGGTCATTGCCAACTCCCCAAACTTTTCGCCGGGCTTCCCTATGTGCTTTTGCGGTGGCGGGGCCTTCTTTGCGGGCGCGGCTTTTTCTGTTGCCTTCTTTTCGGCCTCTCTCTTTAGGTGGTTGTCGTACGCGTTAACCGCTGACACCGCCACGCCCATGTGGTTCTCGGGCACGCCCGTGTTGCCTGCTCCATGGTTTTCGCCCAAGGCGCGTAATTTTTGATAGTACCCAGAACGGCTATATGCCGGGATCTTTTTCATCCACGCGATCACCTTTTTGGCTTTCTCGGCGGCTTTCTTGTCTGTTCGGGCCGATGACCATACTCCGACGCTCTGCTGGCTTTTCAGGAAACTACTTGTGCTCTTGACTTCCGATCCCGGCCGGGAATTCGCATCCGCGCGGGCGGCCGACATATACCCATCGTGCGGGTTTCCTGGGTGGTCCAACCAGTGAGCCGTCGCCTGTATGATTGCAGGAAGGGCAACCTCTAGTTTCCCGCGCGGCTCCTTCGCGTAACTGTCAAACTCTTTTGTGTCCCAACTGGACAACCACTCCGCAGCCGTCGCGGCGGTTTTGGGGTCTTGACCGAAAAAATCACCTAGACACGTTCGGCCGACTTGGACGTGCTTGTTGTGGTCATCCTTTAGGACGTGCAGCTTGGACCGTTGGCGGTTTTTTCCGCAAAAATCACAATGTGAGCCCGACTTGTGAAATTGGTGCGGCACTTTTTGGCCGCGGTGGTGGTTGACCATGTTTCGCTTCGCGCCGGGCTCAAAGCTTCCCACGTAAGCCCAGCCGTGGGACTTCATTTCCGGCCCGGTGATTTTGACCGCCACGACCGGCACCTTTTGTCGCACCTGTTTCGTGTCGCGTTCGCCCATCATGGAGTAGCTACCCTCCACGGGTTCCCCGGGATGCTCCCACGGCACCGTCCGCAACATCGTGGCCATTTTCTTGCCCAAGATTTCCATATGCGGCGGCTGTAGTCCTAGCTTGATCGCTCGCTTTTGCATTCGAGCAAATTTCTTTTTAACCGTCGCTAAGTTTTCTTGTGGAATAGCGTGCAGGCTAGAGCGCGGCCCTTCATTAGCCGCCTGGATCGCCTTCTCTTTGGCGTCTTTTAACTTCCCGTGGCCAACGCTGACCCACTCCACATGATCGTCGTCGAAGACGTGGCCGACCTTCCACTTCTTCCCGGCCTTCTCAATGACCGTCGTGTTGTCGCCGACGGTGACTAGGTAGCCCCCTTTGCCGTCGCGCTTCGTTTTCGACTTGATCGGCGCCGGCTCCTCTACATCACCCTCAGTGTACCGCTGCCTAGCCTGGGCACGCTGGGCCTTAATCTTGGCCCAGACGTCGTCTTCCTTTTTCTCGGGCGCTGTCTTTTTGGCCGGTGCCTTTTTCTTCGCCGCGGCTTTCTTCTTTACCGGTGCTTTCTTCTTCGCCGGCGTGGCGGCTTTGGGCTCGTCGTCGAAAATCTCGGGAAACAGAATCCGAAAAGGATCCATCTCTTCCGGCTTCTCGGCCGGCTTCTCGGCCGGCTTCTTCTTGGGCTTCTTCTTGGCGGCTGGCTTGACCTTGTCTGGATACTCGTAGCGCCATTTTCCGCTCGGGAGCTTTTTCTTCCACCCGCCTTTGTTGCCGCGGGTGACGCGTTGCCAGCCAACGCCCGGGGGCTTTGCCGATTTCAGGAGAATGATCTTCATGCTTCGTCCCCAATGTGGACATAGTGTCCATGTTCGACCCGGTGGAGCTCTCCGGTCTTGTGGTCCATAACCGACACGCCGTCCAATCCTGACGCGTGCAGGTCGCCCGTACAGGGCTCTCCGGTCTTGGGGTGGCGGTACCTCACCCCCTTGCCCTTGGAACCCCCTGGGGTGCCGCGGTGCGCCTTGCGCAGCATGACACGGGCTTTCTGTAGACTGCTTGGGCCAAGCTTTTTGTTTTTCGCCAGGTATTTCAACACCGCGGCGCGATCGCTCCACTTGGCTTTGGGCAGGTGAATCTGAAAGAAACTTGCCCCCGAGTCTTTGTCCACCGCCGAAACAAACCACTTGTCGGGCTTGTCCACAACGTACGCGTGGATCTCTCCGTCGGCAAACGTCCCCAACAACTCCATGCCGGCCACATTTGGCACGTTGGGCGCTGGCGGGTGGGCGGACATAGGCCCGTGGTACTGCGGCGTTACTTTTGGCTTGGCGTGCCCGCTCGTTTCCTTCCACGGCCTCGTATGCTCCGCGTCGGCCCATTTACCCCCGCGGGGTCCGAGGAAGGGTCCAGCGCTGGCCTTACGCAGCATGACACGGGCTTTCCGTAAACCGTGCTCATACTCGTAATCTTCGCGGGCATCTTTTGCGTCTCGGTATGCGTTGACGTTCGCTAGTAGCGATTTCCTGCTAAACGCGACGACCTCAGACGCTTTGGACGTTGCGGCGCCCGGGCTCTTTACAATGATCCCGTCGTGGCCTTGGCTTATCAGCTTTCGAATGTCGGCGTGCGTCAAATCTTTTGGGCTGATTTCGCCCTTGTTTTCTACTACCTTGGGGTTGCTTAGGGCTACGTGGGTTTTGTGTAGGTTGGGTCCGTATCGGTTGGCATATTTCCGGCGTGGAGACAGGTAAATGCCGGCCTCGGACCCAGCGTCCGCTCCGTGAATAGTTCGACCGTGGTTCGCCTGATAGACCGTCAACGGCCCGCCGTCTTGACCCGTTAAAGGGATCGGCGGTCCATGTTGTTTATAGACGCTCGACAAGTCGTGATCGGCGGCGGGGTGTGACGCAGCGGCGGTGGATTCCTTCCACGGCCTTGTGTGCTCCGCGTCGGCCCACTTACCACCGCGGGGTCCGAGGAAGGGTCCAGCGCTGGCCTTACGCAGCACAAACCGAGCGCGGCGCCCCTTGGTCCGCATTCGCTTGTCGAGCTCTGCGTCTAGAGCGGTCTGGAGTAGGCTGTGCGCTTTTCTCATGTTGCCACCGCCCACGGCCTTGACCCTCACTTCGTACGTCCCGTCTTTTCGCCGCTTGACCTTTTCCACCTGAATTTTTCCGCCGACCACCACCTCATGCTCGGCGTGGAACGTGGACAGCCCGCTAATGTCCGTCCCTCGTTTTGTCTTCATGGTCAGGATAACCGGGTGACGTTTTGTCGGTTTGGTGTGGCCCTCGTCCTTTTGCTCGGTTGCTGCGAAGGTTTCGGCGGCGGATCTCTGCTTAGACCAACTCGACATCTCGCGCAAGTCTATCTCTGCCCCTTTGGCTAGGCCCTTTATTGCCCCGGGTGGTAAGCGCACGCCGCGGTGGAGCTCTACGGCGTAATCACCCTCCACCTTGGCCAGCGTCTTGAGCACTTTGTAAGCTTGCTGGTGTAATTGCTTCGTGCTTTCGGCTTTCCATTGAAGGGTCTGGACTGGCTTTGCAAGCTTTTTTTGCCATTGCTTCGGGTCGCGCACGGACTTCACATTGCCGGCCGTCCATAGCGTTAGCGCATCGAGCAAGGCCGCGTGCGTAGCAGGCAACGCGGCGCGGTGCCATTGAAATTTGAGCGCCTCTTCGCCGCCGTGGTACCTCGCGAGGCTAAACAGCTTCCACACGGTGTCGGGGTCTTTTCCTGACTTGCGCGCGGCCTCTTTGACCGATTTTCTTCCTGCGGCAACACAGTCGTCAAATGTCGCGCCCCCGGCGTTCTGCGCTCTCTTAAACGCCATCCGATAATGGAGACTCAACCCATGAAAATCATATCCAACATGCTTGAGGGCTTGTTTTGCTTCCTCGTTGGGAACGTGCGACATATTCGAAACAGGGTGATATTTCTTTTCCTCTTCAAGCTCGAAATAGGCTGCCTCTAGTCCTTTGGTGGTCCAGTTTACGGCGCCCCCCGGGGGCATGGTTCGCACCCGAATCTCTTGGTCTGGATACCAGACCTGCGTGTGCGTGCTCCACTTGCCCTGGAAGACTCGACTATAGCCAAGCCCATCACCTAACGGCTTCCATTCGCTTGCGGCTCCCGTGCGTTGGGCTTCATCGGCCGGGGGTCGGGCAAGGTCGGCGGCTTCTTTTAGGTCCGACGCGCGGACTTTTTCGTGGTGAGCTTTATACTTTTCGAGGAATTCGGCCTCTGTCAGCTTGAGCTTTTCCCGGTATGGCTTGAGAAATCCATGGTCCTGCGCGTCTTTGTAGTGTCGCCACAACCCGACGGACATACTGTCCAGACCATTCCCTTCGTAATCGTGGTAGGCGTCTTGTATCCATTCGTTTAGCGCTGCCTCGTGGGCGGCTGGGCCGGCTTCTAGCGCGGCCTGGCGCTTTGCTTCCGTCTGCTTGTCGCGCGCAGTCTTCCACGCGCCACGCATCGCCTTTAGGATGTCACTCCGCGCCACCCCCTTGATCTCCTTTCCGATGACAGGCAAAAGATCGGCAATCTTGCCACCCCGCAGGAGCAACATTTGCGTTTTGCCCTCGTTCAAATCTGGCACCAACTTTTCCATTTCGGGCCATTTCTTTACTAAGAACATCTCAAGGCGTCGGCGGGCCTCTACGTCTTCTTTGTGGTGGTGGTGGTGGCTTTTGTAATAGGCGAGCGCATGTTTCCAAGCCCCCGCGGCGTCGTCCCCCCATTCTTCGGGGAGGCTTGGCTTCATGTCGTCGAAACGCATGTGAAAGTCTTTGCGGTTGCTATCTTCCGACCAGAACTGTCTATATTTCCATTTCTGCGCCCATTTTCTAGCCGCTTTGGGCGCCGGCTTAAACGACTTGTCGCCGACGCGGGTGTGTTCCTTCACTCTCACCACCTTGCCGCTCGGCAGGGTGCGAAAGTGAGACTTTACTTGGTGGGCTTTACCAAGAACAATCCGCATCGATCACCTATCGCGCGTCGGCCCACACGTTAACCGTCGTGGTCTCACCACCGCCCGGGGCAGCGTTGAGCGTTACGACAACCCCGCCAGATGCGTTCGCGTCGGCGGCCGAGACGACGTAGCCCGTGGACGATCCGCCCGACTTCGCCGCAATTGATGCGACACACTTTGCTCCCGCAAATGTGGTCCCCAGCGCAAGCGTGCCGCTCGTGTTGCTTTCACCGATTACAATCGTGCCGGTCGTGACCTTGGCCACCTCGTTGAGGCGTGTTCCGAGGCCGACCGCCGTTGCCTTGTACTGAGGTACGATTGGCGATCCGGCGCGGGCGCCGTTGAGAAATGCGAGATTTTCTGACGAAAGGGTGGGTAGCTGAGCCAACTTGGCCTCCTTCTATGGTTTCTCTATGATCCAGATTTCTAGATCGCTGGGTGTGACAGTGTTTCCGCTTAGCAAAACAGACGTAGCCAATACACCATCAACGGTATCATCGGCCAAAATCTCAAACTTTCGCAGGTTGGCCATTAAGGTCTCCCCGGCCGCTAGGCGAAGTTTAAACGGGTTGTCGTGGCTGTAGATGAACAAGCCGATCGCGCTTGTGAAGCTGATCGCAACATCTGAGCCGGCCGCCGCTAGGAGCATTTTCTTCACCGTGTACCCGGTGAGGCTTGCTAAAGAGAGCGCCGCCTCGTCGAATTCTTTGCTAGGCTGCTCCCCGGCTTCGTTCGTATACTCGATCGTCGTTTTGCTCGTAAATGTCGCCATTTTACCCTCTATAGTGCTGCATAATTTCCGCGACGGTCTCGTCGATCGATTCTACCAGACCCTCGGCCCAATACTGAAGTGGACCACACGTACAGTTTGGATGTATCGGTCCCACCGTCGGCCCCCACGCCGCGCGGGGCTTTTTGAAGTTGCCGCCCCCCGCCTCGCGTTTCTCTATAGTAGACAGACGATACCGCTTGGAGGCGCCGGTCTCGCCCCAGATGCGCCGACACTCTTTGCAGCTCTGCGGGCTCGCCATCTTGAACACCCACGGGTCATCCTCCCCAGCGGCACGCGCGTCTGTCTTGAGCTTTTCATAGGCGCCGTGGTTATGCGCGAACACTAGCTCAGTTCGGGCCACCCGGTCGAAATCATTTTGTAGACTCGGGCCTTTGGTGACGGCCCTTAGCTCTTGAGCTAACCGCCCCGCACCCCATCGTTTTTCGACCGCCTTCTCGGTGGCGCCGCGGATCGCGGAATGTTCCGCCTCCGTTAAAATGCGCTGGATTTCCGTGGTAACGCCCTCCGCAGGGCGGCGCATATAGACCGCGGCTTTTCGCTTCGCGTAGTCCATGCTGGCCAGGTCTGTGTCGGACAACTCGGTGGACATTGCCTGCTCTATGATCTTCGCAAGGGGGGGCGTTTTCCGTATCTGATACGCCTTCAATTGCTCCAATCCCCGTCCAACGCGATAGCTCAAATCAATGAGGGAGCGATGCTTGACGTTTGGTTGGACCAGACCCTTGCGAACAAGCTCGTCGAACCGCGGATAATTGGGCGGCACGCGCCCGGTAATTTTTGCGACTAGCGCCACCTCATGATCTTGGAGTAGCTCTAGCAGAGCGCCCTCTGTCGTCGTGGACATAGGCAACAGGCGCCCGCCGTCCAACAAGGTACGCACCTCTTCGACAAGGCGCGTACCCCACTCGCTCCAAGACTTGCGCGCGAGACCGATCAGGCGGTGGAGCTCGGGGAATCGTGGATCCTCGCCCTCACCAGTAGGGACCAACGCCTTGCGTAACGGCGACGGATCAAATCCTAGATGAACACCGATCGCAGAAATGACGGCCGGGTGGTGGGCCGAGTCGATTTCGCTCAAGCCGTTTGTTGTGATGTGGAGGCGCCCCTTCCGCATCTTTACCTGGCACTGGACGCACGCCATTAGCCTGCCGGTGGGGGATCGTTTCGGAACTGATAATAGAGCTCCACAGGCGTCCCCGAGCCAATACCCGCCGCCGTTGACACATACGCCCCCACATCTCCGTCGCCCCGCATAAGCTTGGGCACGATCACATTGCCGGAAGGAACAACCAGCTCCCCCTCTTCAACCCACCCGTCAAGCGTTGTCATCCCTTTGCCGGGTGATGACTGAACCCACCGACCAAACTTGACGGTCACGCCTGTTACACCTGCGGGCACCTTGACTATCCACATAAGCGAAGAGCGCCTCCACGATTTTATGCAATGGAGCACGTCTGTTGGCGGTGACTCCACGGCCACCACCTTCTTGTACGGTTCGGCCACGTCGGCCGCTGACTGCCCCTGATAGCGGGGAAACTGTGTGCCTGATTGTGCGCTACCCATGGATGTCCTCTACGTAGATTGTGATCGGTCGGGCCTTTGTCATACCCGGGTCTTCGCCGAAAGGGTACGACGGCGCCGACTGGCCATAGCCGTCGTCCTCTTGCCCGCCCGCTGGCTGGCCATAGCCGTCGTCCTCGGGCGGCGGCCCTTGCGCGGCGTCCTCTTGCCCGGCCGCTGGCTGGCCATAGCCGTCGTCCTCGGGTGGCTGGCCTTGCTCTTGCTGCTCTTGCTGCATCGCCTCTTGCTGCTCTTGCTGCTCTTGCATCGCCTTCTGTTGCTGATAATTCACGAAGGTGGGATCCGTTGGCATGTTCCACACGTTCGCGTCGAACTTCGCTTGATCTTTTTCCGAAAGGCTATCCATCTTTTCGGGCTCAACCCAGAACCCCATCGGGCTTAACCCTTCCAACAACCTGACCTCGTTTCGGGTGATCGACGTTCGCGCACGCGTGGACAGAAGGTTGGCCTGGCTGGCCTGATCGTCCTCTGGATAAACGAATTCAAACAGAAGATCGGGGTGGCAACGCTGGACCAGGGGAGTGAGCACTGTTTGACCAAGGTGTTCCAAATCACCCTTGAGCCCCTCCTCCTTCGCGCTGGCTATTTCGTCCCCGCGGCTGGCCTCGCCAAGACGGCTACCCTGCCCGCCGTCCCACGGTTTCGCGTTGACTGTGCTTGGGTCCATTCGGTAGATAGCCGTAGAGAGCGCGATCAATAGACTGAGCCAAACCTCGTACATCATGTCTTTGTTCGGCGCCTTGAGGTCAATCTTCTGGATGGCTCCAGTGTCGGGCAGCGGCATGATCGGCGGCTGGTGGGCGCGTCGTACGCCTTGCGTAGACTCTCGAAACATATCGACGAACGCGGCCATATCATCCGGGTGCACGTCGCCCGACACGCCGAGAATGAACTCTGACAACATGCCCTTGGTAAAAAATGATTCGTTGTAGTCCCACGCATTGATGAAGGCCAAAATCACTTGGATCGCCATTTCGACGCGGCTGGGCGGATAGCCCGCGAGGTCTATACTCGTGCGATTGACGATCGGCGCAACGATTAGCCGGTGCCTTGGGTACACCTGCTCAAGCACGCCCTCACGCACCAAACAGAACTCCGATCCGTGCAGGTCAAAGTCTAGGGTCTCGCACGCAAGATCCAGCACGTCGGCCGTCGTGAGCTCGTTCGGGTCGTAGTGCTTGAACCATTTTGGATTATCCTCGCGCCATTTTTCCACCCATTCAAGGGTCGGCCAAATCATCTCACCGTCAACCGCGCGGACACCAACGACGCGACGCTGGTCAAACATGCTGTGTAGCACCTCCACGACCGGCCTGTTGATCGTCAACAGGTCGTCTTCTAGCTGCATCATCAACTGAGTGAACGTCGGACAATACGTTGCGCTAGGCCGTTCAATGATCCTCTCGGCCTTTTTAATAAATCGCTTGATCTCCTCTGGCGGTTCGCGGCGGTGATCGGTATGGTCTCGGTGGATGACGCGCCAACCAACCCCGCCCGGTACGCCCCGAAATTTTCCCGACATGGCGCGAACCTGCGTCGCTCGCGCCTCGTGAATGGCTTGCAAGATCGGCGCACGCTCGCGCACACTTCGCAGCATTTTCAACGAGAAGGTCTCGAAACGGCCGTGGCCCTTTCGAACGCCAACGCCACCGCCGTCCCTCATCATATGCCGCGGGGTGGATGGCACTGCGCTAACGGTCATATTCCGCGCGGCTTCCGAGCGAATTCGGCGCATAGCATCGGGGGGGATAGAATACCCCCCGTCCGGGGTGCGCTCTACCCCCAGCTTGACCAGCGCATCGAGCGGGCTCTGCTTACCTGCCACGGATCTCCCCCTTGACGCGCTGCTCTACTGACCATGTTGTACCGCACTCTGGGCACTCATGCCTAGACGGAAGTGAGAGCAAGTGCAGCCTCCGGTCAAGCGTTTGCAGGAATAAAACACAGCATAACCGACCGTCAACAGTAGGGACGCGTCGACCGAGACCCGCGGCCCCTTGACGTTGCGCCTTGAGCCAAGCGTTCGGGGGGCGCTCCACTGGTCCGTCCTGTATGACATTCGCCAGCGCCATCAGGTCGGATAGCGGATCCTCAACCTGGACCGCGACCGGGCGCGATTGTGCTTTTGTGATCCTTGTGTCACTGGCTCCGCGCGGCGCCTCAAGCGATTGAAGTTGTCGCCGGCTGGCGTCCGAAAGTCTGTCCATGTCTTCTCCCTACAGTCGGGGGCGGCCGACGCGCGCCACCGCCACGTCGGCGTACAGGTTCGCGTGTGCGAAATGTGGGTCGAGCCCAACGTGTTCGGCTATGATCTTTTTCTTTCCTTCGCGCTTCTTTTGCTCGTTGTCCTCGTATTCGTCGCGAAATGCCACCTTGGTCTGGTGGACCCAGTATACGTCGCGGCAAATGGGCACCGGTACCATTTCCCCGACTCGCAGACCCGACGTGAGCGCTACCTTGCCCCCCTGAACTGGTAGCGTCTGAATGAGCGTTCGCGGATCTGGGGTCTCGTTGCCCCGCTTGACCCATCGCCCCAAGCTCCACATCAACCCTTTGGTCCGGTGGATGGAGACCGACCATTTAAACCGCGTCTCTTCTCCTTTCTGGTTTGGCTTTTTACCCGTGTCGTGCCACGTGACCATCGGCTTTTGTTCATCCCCGCCGACGTAGCCAGCCAAAAACACACGGCCGCGAAACGCCAACGCGAATCGGTGGGCCTCGTTCCAATGGGGCAAACAGTCAATCACGGCATAGCGGACGTCGTATTCGTACATGAGCTTTCCAACCCGCTTCCACGGATCGACCGACGTACCTTCTCCGTCGTGCGCTACCTCTATGTGGATCGTCCGGTGCTTTCCGTTTGGCGCCATTTCTTTGATCACGACGCAGTTGTATCCCGCTTGAGCATCCATCCCGAGCGCCGTGTTCTTGACGTTGCGCTTGCGCCATCGGTGCGACATGTTTGCGGGCCACGGCAACGACTTGTCGACGCAACTGTGTAAATGATCCAGCGTTACCGGTTGCCGCGTCGCGTCGAGGTATGGCAACCCAAAAACGGAATTATGAACCTCTTGGATATTCACCGGCTCGGTTGGCTTGTCGATCTTTGCGATCACCCGTGACGCGGGGTAGGTGGGACTCAAAAGCTGCGGCATCTGCCAACTATGCGCGTAATTTCCGGGGCGCTCCGGCTCCCACCATCCGTCGCGCGGCCGGGTGATGATCTCCCCGCACTTAGGGCAATAGTAGCAGGCCGGGGTCGTCCTGTATTGCTCGATCGCCCTGCCCACTAAGCCCAGGTATGGGACGCGGTCTCGGTGAAACGCGTGCTCCACTTTTCTCTTCATCATGGGCGTCGCGTTTGCCAGCTTCAAGATGCAGTCCTCGGCCTTCCGGCTTAAAACAATACCCTCGGGGCACCCGCATCCCGTATGGAACCATCGTTGATCGCCCCTTAAAAAGTACAGATGGATGTCACTGTCGGGGTAGTTGGCGGTGCTCACCTTGATGTCGATCGGGTCTGTCTGGGCGCTGTACCGCTCCTCAGCTAGTTGAATGCTATGGTACGACATGCGGCGCACCTCATCGAACAAACACCCCCTCAACGGTAGGCCCTCTGTTGAGGTCTTGCCTTCAATGGTCAAGAAGTAGGTCGTCGACGCTCCGAGCGAGCGAGCCAATACGCGGTCGGTTCCCTTGCCGTCCCTCATGTCTTTGCCGACCCACTGTCGCAATGCTTCCGAGCCTTTGAGGAACGGGGCGTAGCGCTGCGCTGAAAACGCGGCCGGTAGACGCTCGTCTGGGAAGTAGTAGCCGAACAATGAGCCCCAATGAGCGATGTTTGCTCGCGCTAGATAAGCCAACAACCGGCCGGTTTTACCTGTTTGGGCGCCGGCCATAAACACCTGGAATGGATGTTCGTCTTGGTACATTGGCACCATGTGACTGTACCGCACCCAATCAAAGGGCTGACGATCGAGCCGGAGGTTGTAGTGCTGCACGAATTCGTAGCTATTCGCGCGGGGGTCTATTGGTGAACTGCCGCCGCCCATCCCTCCGAACGCAGCGCGAGCCATTGGACCGAGGTTCATTCCGAATCCACCACGGACGTCTGAATTTCTCCAATGGACGCGCGGACTCTAGCCTCAACCATTTTCAAAAACTCGCGCCGCGCGGCCTCGTCTGGAATGTACCGCAGGCTCAAATCTGTGATCGCTTGCCCAAATCGTTCGAACACTGGCAGAGCATACGCAGTCAAGAGCTCCCCGCGGGCGGCCTGACGGTGCGCCGCGTGCTGCTGCTTTCCTAGCATGTCGGCGATCTTGGCCGTGTCGTTGACTAGGCGCTGCCGAGCAACGATCAATCCCTCCGCGTCCACTGGCTGACCGGCCGGCACTTGTTCTTGGGCCAACTCCCAAATCTCCTCGGCCGTTGGAGTGAGCGGTTGTTGTTGCAACATGTACGTCAAGACCGCCACCGGCCGGCGTGCGTCCAAGAGCTCGGGGTCATCGAGTAGATGTCCGATCGCCTGTTGACCGTGCTTGGCTAGGTGCTGAAACCCTTTCGAAAACACGGAAAAGCCACCGTGTGATCGGCATCGCTTTTGGCCCTTTACGGGGTAACTCTTGCAGAATGTCTCGTCTTTGAGTTGTGCGCCACACCGCCCGTCTACTGCCACGGGACTACCCATGGTGCCGGCCAAAATCTGGAATGTGCCGGTAGAGCTCGGGTCGCCCGGGTACAGGCTCGACCACCGCGGCATTTCTTAGATGCCTCATAATGTCAGGGCCATACTCTATATCGACCCCCGCCCGCGCGCACCATTCGGCCATTGGCGCACCTTCGGGGGGCATCTGCGGCGCTAGGTGCTCGATCTTGCTGATACCGATCTGATAGTCGTACCGATTTCTGCGCATTACGCCCTCGCTATGTCCTCTAACCCCATCCCCGCGTCATCCATCAACGAGACGATCCGCCCCGCACCTACCTTAGTACACTTCACACCCTTAAAAATCGACTTTACCGACGCACGGGTCCGCGCGTCGATTTTCCCCGTGATTTTGACATCGAACCCAGACACAAGGAGCCGCGCCTGAAGCATTGACACCATTGGATCCATAGCGCCGCGGTAAGTACCAGCCAACACACAACCGGCCAACGCTGCGTCTTCTAACGGCGTCTCAGACTTGCAAAGCTTGTCCCAAATGTACCGGCCGACCATCGGGTTGCTGTAGTCTGCGCTCCGGCCTGCCAACGGCGTGAACCCCACGGATTCCGCCTTCTGATCAATCCATCGGATAGCGGCCGGCGTACTAATGCCGGCCGGCGTCTGCATAGCTGCCACGTCTAAACGCACCTCAGCTCCATAGTGCGAAAAAGACGTGTGTGCGGCGGGGTTGTACCCCGTGCGAAACCACGTCCGAAATCGGCTCGTGTGCGGTGGCGGCCCCCCCGCCGCGCTCCAATCCAAAAAATACGCCCGATCGCGCTGGGCCATTGCAGGATCTTCAAACCCCGTCAAGATTCGCAGACACCCCCCACCTCCGGCCTTGACCGAGGCGTCAAAATCTTTCAAGCCAGCAAGCGTCCCGGCCGTCAATTGACCCGACCACGGCGTCAGCCTGTTGTCGTGGTGCATTTGCCCGGTCAACGTCCGCGGGCCGTGCAATTTATCGGTCGCGCCATAAAAGCCCACGCCGGCGCCCACGTGAATAATCCTGACCACATTCGTTTGCGTACTCGACACGGCTACCCTCCCAATCCAAAATTTCCGGGCCATCCTTTCAACGGCACGCGATAGCGGCACACAGACCCCGGCACGCTCTTGTAAGTACGTACCCGGCCGGGCTCCCCTTTCAACACGTCCACCGCCAAATCCCCCGTCAGTAAGCCCTGGTGGACCACGTTTCCGAGGACCGTGTTTTGCCATTCTGCCCGCTCTATCATACTCCAAATACAGTAAGGTGGGCCGACGATGGTGGGCGGTTCGGGAAGGTCACACGCACCGGCTAGACCTTCCATTGTTGTAGTGCTGCCCCCGGTGCTTGCGACTATGCAGTCCTGAACGCTCACATATCGCCGGCCGGCGCGGGATTGTTCCGAACCACTTCCGGCGCTTGTCCATTCTCTCACGCGGGGACCGTCCGGGGTCTCACACACCGCCAGCTCGTAGCGTTCAAACTGAACCAAAACGTCGAACACGGCGCGCGTCACCTCTCTACGGTATGATTTTTCATCCCAACAGATCGAATGTGCTAACGCTAACCGGTGCCAGCGCGCGGGCCCGGCCGGCGTGTTCCGCGCCCCTTGATACTGATTGTATTCGACTGCACCGACCCCAAACCTTTCGACCCCTTCTTGGTCTTTGATCCTCACACATGACGCCACCGCAACCAAAACACGCGGCGCTCGCTCTATCTGCTCTCTCTCCGGCATTCCACCCTCACCCCGAGCTCACTGAGGCGATTGCCTCACCGGGATTATATACACACCCTTGACCGAAGGTGTGCGGGGTTGTTATCTTTTCGGCTATGAATTGGCAACAGATGATCGGTGACCGCTTGCGGCGCGTACGTTTAGAGCGAGGGCACGCCGCGCCTGAGGATGCTGCTATGCTGATTGAGCGAATGTCGGGACCGACAATTCGCCTCAACGAAAACGGCAAACGGGTGAATTTACACCTCGACGTCGTGTTTCGGCTGTGCCGCGCTTACGACTTCCCGATTGGCGCACTAATCAAAGGCTGGAAACCTGTAAACCGTATACCCGACGCGTATTGGACCAAAGACCACCCCGGCCTCCGCGACTACCAAAACGAGGTCCGAAAACGCTTGCGGGCCGCGCGATTGGCGGCGGGAATGGGCACCCCCACCGCCGCGGGCTACGCCGAAATCCACCCGTCTTGGCTTGTACGTGTGGAGCTTGGCTCCTACGACCGTTTGGATTTAATACGGCTGAGGCGACTAGCGGCGGTCTATGGAATCACTTTGGTGGACATCCTCTACGACTCGGAGAGCTCGTGACTACCCCGCCTGAGTCACCTTGGAAATATCGGCTCGGCTTTGCGCTTGGTCGATACGGTGCGCCTCTCGTTTTCGGTGTCCTTTTGGGGTTGGTCAGCGTTGGCTTAATTGTCGCGGGATATCATCACCTGGAGGCTCCGTGAAGCTTGACGAACCCCTTTCAAAAGTTGCGATCCGCCTAAAGCAAATCGCGCACGATCCCGCCAACTGGGTGTACCTCAGCCGAGGAGAACGCGTAGAACAAAAAAAGATAGAAGCCGACGGAGAGCTCGTGCCGTTGCTTCCTCTTGTTCGTTACTCTATGCGTTTCGAAGGCTGGGAAACGCGGATCACGTTTATCTATTCCGTCGATGTCGTGCCTGTACCCGTTAGCCAGAGCGGAGACGACGCGGAAGAGTCACCCCACCGGCACCTCCAAATACAAATGTCGATCCCTCAACAACTCACACAGGGGGAGCTCAACCTGGCCCTTTCCGACCCAAAGGGTTTGATGGCCTTGCTTACTCCATTGGTGTCGCTCTTTTTTCCGATGCACGACCACATCAAGATGAACTCCAAAGCACACGCCCCGATCCCCGTCCGTGACGCCCGGCAGGGTACCAAGGGCAACGTCCATTTTCGGACGCCCGTGTCGTTTCACTTTTTCGTCGGCCTCAACGACACCACCGCCGTGGCTGGAGGCCGCGACTCATACAGCGGGATGCACGCCGCTGGTGGACGCCTTCTTGGACCGGACGGTAACCCGCTTTGAGCTCACAGTCAGATCGGCGCACCTTGCGGCTCTGCCGCGCGTTGACTTTGTATGGGCGGCTATCAGGACATGAATGGTGCGTCCTTATGGTCATGGTCGACCAAACCTGGGGGCGGGGCTCTAACGTAATTCAGATCAGCCTCTCGGAGATCACGCGCTTGTTGCCGGCTGTGTCGTACCACTCGATCCGCGAAAGCATTAGGCGGCTGAAATGCCCCGCCGTCGCGGTGGTGCGCAACGGCACCCAGGGTCACGGGATCCTATTAGCCGACGACTTTAACCACCCGTCGCGTCAGGGCCGGAAATACAAGATCGTCGAAGACTGGAGGGTGTGGGGATGGCCCTCCGACGTCTCGCTGGATGCTATTAGTGGAGTTTTAGACCGACACTTCGCCGCACCGTTGCCCGAGACGTGGCCCGCCGCCGCGGCAGACCTCGCGGGCTGGTTGCTGCGCTATGTCGAAACGGTGCGCGGCACAGACGCGGAGCTCCCTAAGCGTTCCAGCGACGACCTAGTGTGGCAGCGCTGGTGTACTTGCTTCGCGGAATTGTTACCCCATCACCACCCAGAGACCCTCCGCGCTATTCTCGATTGGTGCTTTGGGCCTAGCCTGACCCGGTGGGGTCAAAGGCTATGCAACGGCACGCCTGACAAGATATTGCGGAGGCACTTTCCCGAAATTCTCCAACACTGGCGCAAGTCACGACACCAAACGACTTGGTCTTTTTCGGATGCCTGATGTCTCTTGCCTCACCTATTCGTCTAATCATGCGCGGCCTCATGGCTTTGCTGGACGCGCGCATAGCGCGCCAAAACTTCTACCACGATCACGCCAGCGCAACGGCCAAATCAATCGCGCGGTAGACGCTATAGAAGATAGCCGCCTCTACCGTCGCGGCTTCCATTTCGGCTAATCCGCCGTCGGCGCCCGGTGGCTGCGAGCCAACCAGCGTCGTAAAAAGGGCTACGGACTGAAACCGACGAACCCGCCACCGGGCGTCCTTTGTTTTGGTTTTGGGAAGCTTGGACCAAACTCCATACGCCAACGGTTTGGCGCCGTGCAACACACACCATCCTCCCGACACACCCGGGTCTATGCCTACTGATATCGACGTTTTACCGCCGCGCTGTTGTCGGTACCGGGCCGCGGTTTGCGCGTGTTTTGCCATCCAAGCCGCTTCAGCAATTGCGCCGCGTTCAGCTTTTGTCAGTTTGCCAGAAAACACCAGGCCGAGATACTTTTCCGCTCTGTCGATGGCCATCGCTTCAGCTTTTCCCTTCGGCGTCTTTGCTGGTATGCCTGCGTTTTGTGGACGCCACTTCCACGCCGGAGGGCGCGTTAGCTCTATCGTAGACAGGTCCAACCCTTGCGATTGCAGCGCCGCGTAAATCGCCGCCCGAATGACGCCGGCCGATTCTGCTAAGACCATTTGCTCGTTGACTTTGATCTTCCCGTCGCGTTTTGGCACGAACAGTCCCTCTATCGCCACGCCTAGAACTTTGGTCATGGCTCCACCTTGCGCCAAAACACTGTGTCCGATCCGTCTTGGATGCCGTTAAACGGCGTGCGGTTTCCTCTATGGTCGCGCATTGACCTCGAAACTTCCCACCACCCCTGAAGCTTTATTTTGCGCCCGCGGGCCGTTTTTGCAGTCTTATATTGCGGCGGGTGGTACGTCTTGAGAACTACCCGTATGTACTCGGGAAAAACCAGGCATTTGACCCACCAAACTTGGCCGCGGCACTTCTCACTCCTTGGAGGCTGCACCCTTCACCTCGTCTTCGCTTGCGTGTTCCAGCATGACCGGCAGTCCCAAAATGCCGGTGTACCTTTGATAGTCCGTAGCCACCCACGATAAAACGCCAAAGACCTCGCGCCAGGTACAACCCCTAATTGCTTCCATAGACTCTAGCCGCGAAATTCTAAGACGCCAATTTCGCGCGATCAATGCTGCGCCAACCGTTGCCAACGGCACCCCGGGCATTTCGACAAACGTACCGGACGGCTTGGCGGCGCATTTGCTCACCGCAATGACTCTCCACTGCCGATGAAAGGCATCCTCCACCACTTCCGAGGCTAATCGCTCGGCGTCCAGGTCTACCTCTACAAACCGCACGGCCGCACCAAGCCGAACGACCGCGTAGTGTTTAGGCCACGCGGTCATACCGGATCCCCATAGCCGCGCACGGCCTGAACCAGGCCCAGCATCTTGGCCGGCACTTCTTCGGCTTTACATGCCACCCGAAACGTGAGCGGCCCGATGTCGAGCTCCAATCGCTCCATATACGCGTCATACTCCCACTCGCTGTAAGACCCCTCAAAAATCAGGTCGTTTGTTTGGGCGCTCCACAAATGCCCACCCGTTGGATTTTTCCATATCCTGCCCAACATTTCGCACGTCGCGGGCGCTTTGTTCCAACCGAATCCATGCATCGGGTCTCTGTTCATTCACCGGCCGGGGTTTGAACCTGACCAAACAGCGTCGGCTGGGGTTCAAAGCGACTTTGATCTGCGACTACTGGCCGACCCATCGCCACCGCCGAAATGCGCTCATGCGCCTTGGCTAAATACTCCGGCGACCAGTCGCACCCGATGAACTTCCGCCCCATGGATACGGCTGCGATTCCCGTGGACCCGGCACCCATGAAGCAGTCCACAACCAAGTCCCCGGGCTCGGTCGAGACCTGTATAAGCTTGGCCAAAACGTCGGTCGGTTTCTCAGTCGGGTGCGCCCGCTTGGTCGGATGGACTCTCTTTCCCTTCAGTACGTTTGTGATCGTGGTGTCAAAACAGCGCGCGGTGCCGGTGCACATTGCCAAGATCAGCTCATGCTGAGGCCGAAAGGCGGTCCCCATGCCACCGCTTCCCTTGTCCCAGACCAAAAGCGCGCGGAACCTCAGCCCGCCGCTTTCGATCGCCGGCTGCAAGATGGGCATCATTCGCCAGTCGCAAAAGACAAACATCCACCCGCCGTCGATAAGCACCCGGGAGGCTTCTATCGATACCTCTCGCAGGAGCCAAACCAGACCCCCGGTTCCCATGTTGTCGTTGTCAAACCATCCCTCCTCTTTACGAATCTCGTGCCGCATTCCTTGGCACGTGGCGTTGCGTCGCTGCGTCTCCGAAAAGCCCCCGGAACAATACGGGGGGTCGATTAAAACACACGCCGCCGAATTCGGGGTGAGGGCTTGCATAAACGCCAACGCGTCGCCCTGAAAGAGGGTAGCCGCTCTATCCATCAGTACCTCCGACG